ATTTTTAATTAATTTCAAATGATTTAAGGTAGTATTTTGCTTCAAAATCTTCGCCTTGAAATTCAATGGTCATCAAACCTTGATTTGAAAATGTCATTTTGGCTTCTCGATAATCAGAATTTTCAGATAAGATTGCAACTACATTTGAACATGAAAAATAAAGTGGTTCAAATTCTTCGGTTACCGTACAATTTTCTGATTTAACTTTGATGTTGTTGACGTTCGACTTAGGATTATAATTCACCACAAAATCAACCGAATTATCAAAGTTATTCGGGATTACAGCGAACATAGTTGCATCTGATAGTGCTTTGCGAGCCTTAATAAAACTCTGGATAAAATCTTTCTTCAACGAAAATTCTACGTCAACCTTCGGGGATGCCTTTAATTGAAATCGTTCATCCACCTGAGCCGGATCAGCCAATGCAACAGTAGCATCGATTTGATTGTCAGAAACGGTAAGAACGTTTACGTAGCTTTGTCCTACTTTTTTAAGTTTAACTTCAACATCCTGACCAAAGGCTCCCAAGATTGAAAGAAACTGTTTAGTATTCCCGATAACAAATTCACCGTCTGGAAGTTCAAGGTTATAATCAACCACTGCCAAAACAGATTTATCACCAGACCGAATTGAAACCTTTGCAATGTTATTTTCTACTGTGATCGGAACTGGTAACCAATCCTGACCCGATTCTTTTGTCAAGGTTCCGGCCAAGTAATACTTCTGGATAAATTCTTGTAAGTCTGCTTTTTTCATTTAATTATTTATTTTTAAATTTTTTAGTAGTATCAATTAATTGATGATAATTTTTCCAAAACCATTCAATAAACAATGGCTCGTAATATAATTCTTCAAAATCTAGTTCATCTAACCCTTGATATTCGGGCGGGATTTCATCAAATAATTGATATATTTGCCATTTGGATATATAATTAGGGTCCAATCCTTCAAATTTATTCATGTGTTGATAGTTTTAAAAGTTCTGGATTTTCATAGATGTTTCCGATTACAACTGCATCATATTGAGTTCTTGATAGCCAATATTCTCCATCTGACATATCTTTAATATAACCATTAGATGTATTATTAAGGTCTATACGGAGTTTATCTAAATGCCATCTTGGTGCTGAATAAGTAACCATTCCACGATGTTCTATTGGGCCAAATCCATTTTGAAAACTATATGAAATAATATCACCTTCGTAAATTTCCTTTGCATTCTTGTCGTAAAGGCCAGTGAATTGCATTAAATGAACCTTATCAGGATCAACATCATTTTGACCAGTAGAAATAAAACTTATGTCACCATAAGATACTAAATTTCCCCACATGATTTGGGTAACCATTTGCATTTCACCAATTGCAGGGCGAAAAATTCTAAATTTAATTTCTCTTTTCATTATTCACAAATATAAGTATTTTTCTGGAATATTCCCAATCAATTAACAAATCGTTTGCAATTTACAGTGAAGCCATTCCCAACCATGTTCTTCTGCAATTTTATTAATCAATTCAATGCAGTCGGGCCGATACATTCCTACTGGTGCAGAAGTAGTGAGTTCATCAAGTTCAGTGGAATTTTCTTTCACCCAATCAATAATTTCACAATCACGGTCAAAAACATACAAATCCATACTATCTTCGGCATAGTTCTTAATGTCACTTTCATCTTCAAAATAATAATAGCCTCGTGCTTGTACTTCTTCTGACAGTACACTATCATCATAATCACTAATAGCAACGCAGCCATGTTTAATTAAGTCTACACTCAAATACTCATTTATTAAATATTCAAATATTTCTTCTTTTGAATTAAAGGTTAGTTTTTCCATTTGCTTTTAAGTTTTGGTTATGTAGATTAACGATGTATTCGGCAAATTCTTTTGGAATGGAACCCCATGAAGATATATTTAAATCTTCGCCATCATCTTGAACTGGTTCTTCGGTCGTGATAATCCTACACCAACAATCGGTCCCAGAATGACATGGAATTACTTTCCACGGTTTGTCCTTTGCCGTTTCAAAAAATTCAGAATAAGTCATAAGTTTAAAAGAAGTTAGTATCGCTTTTTATTTGAAATTTAAAATATTCATTAAATCGGGTTTTAGAATCTTCAAAATAATCATTATCAATTTCACAAGCCCAAAAATCAAATCCATTTTTATAAGCCGAAATTCTGGATGAACCAGAACCTAAATGAGTATCTAAAATTTTGTTTCCCGATTTGGCAAATGTTTTCAATAACCAATCGTAAAGTTCAACTGGTTTTTGGGTAGGATGAATCCGTGGCGATTTTAATAAAAAGCCCCCATTATTGCAAAATGCGAATAATCTTGCTCTACCAGTAAAAGAAGACCAAGCATATTCCCACTCACTTACATTTTTCTGATTTGGTCGAACTTTATCCCAACAGATTGGTAATTGACATGGCGGCAAATTAAAAAAATTACCTCCCCAAATAATTTGATTTTTACTAACTCTAAATAATTCATTAAAATAATCCTGATCGGGCGCAATATCCCAATTATCTGCATTTGATTTTACCATGTTTGCCCAACCAGATGATAATGAGTCGCCACCAGAAGTTAGACGTTTTCCAATACCATAAGGAGGATCAACTATTGCTAAATCGAAATACTTATCTGGAAACCTTTTCATCATTTCCATACAGTCTTCGTTTGTTACTTCACTAATTGGTTTATTCATCTAAAAAAAGTTATTTGGTTCTTGTTGTTCTACCTTTCCCCATCCTAAGTCATGCCAGATGGTATCAAGTTTGGAGATGAAAGTAGATTGAAATACACGTTCACGGTCGATGAACCTTTCTACGAATTCAACCAAAGGTTCAGGGTCTTCGCCTTGTCCTTTCAATGCCATAGTTTCAAACCCAAAAGGATTCTGTTGCATATAAGCATAAACTATTTTATCACCATCATCGATAGGTGGGATAGATTCGATTTTATGCAAGGATAAAAGTTTATTATAATTCTGAGCCGATTTTACGTGAATCGGGGTTCCTTTAATAGCATCCTTATATTTGGATATTTCTTTAACCGACGAAGGTAACATGATGTCAAAGATAGGACTATTTTTGTATTCTTTTTTGAAGGCACGAACCTTTTGGTTTAATTCACTTACTGGAATATCGTGGAGAATATCCAATACCAAATCTTTTTGAACATTCCTAAAAATCTTTGGAAATGAACTTCTGACCAAATCAAATCCTTTCACATCTACCTTTTCTTTTAAGGTTCCATCTGATAACGGTTCTACCGACAATTGGGCGTATCGTTTCTTTGCTTGTCCCCAAAATGCTCGTTTAGATATTTTTTCCTGATTGAAAATTAAACGATTGTTGTTGGAATTAAAACAATTTTTTGCGAACCAAATAGTTGCCTTATTTATAAATTCGGTAACCTCGTTTGATATTTCTTGTGTTTTTATGGCAATTTCATAATCAGACATCGTTTCAATATCCGCAATCAATGGTTTAGCATCCAAATACGCCGAATCGGAATCCTGATATATCACACAATTCGTTTTATATCTGTCACCGAGTTTATGTTTATAAAACAAATTGGCTGCCCAATCTGCAAATTTAATCAGCGTTTGTCCGCTCAAAGTTACACTTTCACCTGAAAGTCTTGAATAATATCGAAAGGTTGGAAGTAATAAAACCCCATATAAAGAATTAAGCAAGATTTTGGTAATTAACTGCTTCCGATCAAAATAAATATATTCGTCACTATCTTGATTAAATTCCTTCATTTTAGATTTATAATGAAGTCGTTCACTAAACCATTCTTCCAAAATATCAGGCACAATTCCCTTTTGCTTGGTCGTAAATATTACACCAGCCGATGAAATAGTTGCGTTATATTCGGTCAAATAATCAATGAATTGTTGTTTATTCAATTTCATCGGTTTATCAGACCTTTCAGAAAATAATTCGTGAATAATTGGCGTTACATCCAATTCCACATCATCATCTAAGTATCCAAAATTAGATAAAGATTTAAAAGAAGTTTGGTCTACCAACTTATTACTTATTTGATATTTATCCCAATCTTTTACCGAGGCTATTTGGGTTTCCAAACTTATATTCTGTGTAATTATTAAAGAAGGATACAAACTTTGGGCATCAATGGAATATACCCAATTATGTTTGCCTACATTCGGTGGTTTTACAAATGCACCATCAGCTTTGCCCGCATCGGTTCCAATTTTACCGACAGTGACAATGTTTTTCCGCTTACATCTGGTTTGAATTGCGCCATCCAAATACCTACTCGAAAACTGATAATCTTCATAAGGCACGTGACCTTTGTGGCAAATACCTCTCGCTATTTCAATCAAATCCATTTTCTTATCCAACGCGACCAACAATTCTACGTCATTGACGTTGTATTCAATGAATCCATCTATGTTTTCCTTGAATAATTGATCCAAGGTTCCTTCATAAACATATTTTCCCCGTTTCAATTCTTTCTTTGAAATTGCATCCAATGAATAAGAACTTTCTTCGTTATACGTGAATTTCTTGTACAATTGCATATAGTCCATTTGACTTACACCTGCAATTGTAACCATTACGTCTCGTTTATTTAGAGGACGTTGGTAAACAATTTTAATAGGGCTTAACCTTGAACCATACTGTTTTCCAAGTACATTACAAATCCGATTGTAAAGATAAGGACAGTCAAATATATCTGAGTTCCAGCCAGAAACAATCGTTGGATTAATCTTTTCCCAATACTTCAAAAACGTCAATAGTAATTCCCGTTCTTGGCCAAAAACCAAAACTGCTACGTTAATTTCCTGATTATTGATCGTAATTGTCTTAGTACAATTTTGAAGGTTTCCTTCCTGATCCAATAACAAACAAACATATCGACCTTGAAAATAATAAGCTACCGATGTGATCGTATTTAACGCTTCGGCTGCTGTCGAATATTTCAATCCCTTTTCAACCTCAATGTCAAAAAACAGGATACGGTGATTTTTACTGGGTTCGTCGCTTTCAAAATAATGATCAATCAAAACCTTTGTTGGAATCGGAACATCATGTTCAAAAATCATTCCCTGTTTTTCAGCTTCTTTACTCCATGCCCGAACCTTTTTAACCTTCAATCCAGTTAAGGTGGTGTATTCGCCTTTTGGATCGATCTGGTAAGCGTATTCTTGATATGGAAAGCTGGAAAGTCCGTCATGGTCGTCCCAAATATGACACATTCCGTCTTGACGGTTATAATAAAAGTTTTGATACATTTATTTAATTTAGTCTTTGTCGATTACAATTAAAACTGATGAAACCATTGTGCCGCTTTCCTTAAAGGTTCCTTTTGGAAAATTATAAATTTCGGCTTCCACGTCTTCCAGCCAATTCCTAAATTCAGTTTCTTTTTTGTTGTTTGAAAGTTGCCAATGGGTTGAAGCGATTGTAACAATTCTTCCTCCCTCATTAAGACAATCATACATCTTTCTGATATGATCAATGTCTTGGTTCTTTGAAAAAGGTGGATTGGCTACGATTAAATCATAATAGTTTTCTTTGCCTGTTAAGGTCAGAAAATCATCTTGAAGGAAAGTAGTATTTGGAATTTTGGATAGAAAGGTTCTATTTACGTCCATTAATTCACAATAATCAATATTAAGTTCAGGACGTAAACGATGAATTGCGTTAATTATCGAACCTTGACCTGCGGATGGTTCCAAAACTTTATCATGTAATTTGGCAAAGGCGAACTGGTTCACGATCCAATCAGAAACATCATCAGGAGTGGCAAAAAATTGAAATTCTTTTTTAAGATTTCGACTTTCACCATTAGCAATTTGTTCCAACAATTCAGTAGGATCATTTGGAAATACAAATCCCATTGTTTTTCTACCTACCCATTTTCCACCGATCAATTCAAGTGCCTTAGCGACTTCCTGATATAATTTTCGGTCTAGTTGACCTTCTGGTAGACGAACGATATTTCCGTCTACGGTGCATTTTTGTAAGATTTCTGTTTTGTTCATGTTATTCTTCGATTACTTTTCCGTTTTCGTCTATTCTAAGTGTCTTGAACGTATATCGTTCGTTTTCGATGATTTCACGGATTGATTCTTGAACTTGACCTTTGTTCTTCTTATGATCCAAGAATACAAGGTTCTTGACGTTGTTCTCGTGCATACCGTTAAAAACGATAAAATCAATCGGAGAACAGATATTTTTACAGTCATTAGGGTTTAGCCCAAGTGGCCGAAAAACCGTGTCAAAAGGTTCAACAAATTGATCTGCTTCCAATCTGCCTTTTTCCTTGGCTTCCTGTTTCAGCTTTTCAATTTTGGTTTTTAACCTTTCTTCCTGTTGTTCCAATTTATTCTTTTCATCGTTTAGCTTTGCCATCCAATCTTTATTTGGAAGTTTATCCTTGTAAATATGACTATCAGTTACCCGATAAACCGTCGAGCAACAAGGACAAAATACGAAAAGTTTACGGAGTTGTTGAAATTGTTCTATCAAAGCGGGTAAGTTTTAAGATTCAGAATAAACATCAAAATTAGATTCAATTGTTTGGAAGTGCTGAACAAGTGATTCACGTTGTTCATGATTCATATTTTTATTAATTTTAAGTTTGTATTCGATGCCATAAAAATCTGCAAGTTCAGTAATTGTTTTGACGGTTTGTTCGTCAGACCATTGCGGTCTTGATATTTCATGAGGTTGTGTACTTTCAGTTTCTTTTATTTGAATTGATTTCTTATTCATGTTCTGGAAGTTTAATATCAGTAATTGAATTTGTCAATATGAATGACTGTTCACCCAGTTGAATCATTTCTGCTTCTTCGGCTGCCAGTTTAAGACATTTCCGAGCGTAATGTTCAGCGTATTCTTTCATAATTTCTTCAAACTGTTCAATATCACTCTTATATTGAAGAAATAAACATTTATCGATTAATTCTTCTATTTTACTCATAAATCTTAAATTTTAAAAATTCCATATTGTAAAAAGAACGCAACTGATATTGCTAAACTTAAACAACCAACAAAAAATGATGTTTGTTTTCTATTATACTTTTTTGATTCAATATCAGTCTTAAATAAATAAGAAAAATTCCAAATTGCAAGAATAAAAAATAACCAGCCTAGAAAATCACTCATAAGTCCTGAATTTAACGTTTTTATCTATAATTGTTTGTTTAATTCGTTGCTGACCATCAGTTAGCCTTGCCTTGCCTGTTTTAACATCGACAAAGGTAATGTTTTCGACGTAACCTTTTTCGGTTAATCCTTCAAAAATAAGATAATCCAACGGATCAAACATCGGGCGACAATCGTTGTGGTTGTAATTGAAGGAATCCAAGGTTAAAACCATTCGTTCCATGATGAACCCGACATTGATCGCTTTTGTGTTATTTGCCAGCCAGCCGAAGTTACCATTTTGAAGTCCTTCGATTCTTTCTTTTTGCTTCTGAACCTTTTTAAGTTCATTTTCAAAATATTCAAGGCTGTTCGCTCCAAACTTCTTGTCTTCAAACACTTCCACTTCGGAAAGGTTCAACTTAGATTCACAATTGGGGCAGACTGAATTATATTGTTTGATTTCATCTATTAATTTCATTATTCAACGTGTTTTTTAAGAAAATTATAAACTATTTGAATGAACCTTTTCTTGGTTTCTTCGTCCATTATAGTTTCTTGTTCTTGTGATTTTTTAAAATCAGGATGGAATTCTTCGTCAGTAAATGTACTTTCCAAGGTTAAACCAAATAACCATTCACCAGATTCTAATTTGGTGGATTTAACCTTGACATCGAAATTTCGTTTCATTTGAATTATTTTTGATTGGTTGAACCTTTCCCTTACTGGATAGGTAAAAGCCGCGTATAAATTAAATTAGATGACTCTACGACTTAAATTTTTTCAAATCTTCCGGCTTGTTCTGTTGCCAGATTTCAGAAAATTCAGTGTAAGGAAATGATTGGCCATTTTCATCTAGCAGTTCAGTAATATCGTTTTCCAACAAATACGTCAGAAATTCGTCGTCCGAATTGAAGTCGGAAAACTTGATTTGTTTAATTTTTTTTGTCATTAAAAGAATTTATCTGTTTTAGGAACATGACGTTCAATTTTAATTGAAAGTCCGTTAGGTTTATATGTTTCGCGGAATTCTTCAACAAAACAGGAAGGATTATAATAGGAATGTTTCTGGACAACCTTTTTATACTCTTTCATATCTTTGGGACTAACAAGATTTTGTTGAATTTTTTTCAGGTTCGTTAGGTATTTTTCTACTTCCTTATCGTTTCCGACGAAGGTTTCATTTACCATACCTGTAACGATTACTTTAAGATTAGACATGATGAAGTTTAGATTTTTTTAATTGTTCACAGAAGGAATCCATATCTTCGATTGGTTTCCCGTAATACTTGTGAAAACCTGTTTTGGCTTTCATCGGTGATTTTAACCTTTCAATGATTCGTTGGCGGACAATACATGAATCTTGGAAAGAAGGCTTCCAACTTTTACATTGACAATTACGTCCTTGAAATTCATTCAAATCAATGGTAGTTGAAGGATTAAACCCACGATTGCGCATTTCAAGGTTCACTTCTTCTAACCGTTCTTTCAAATATTGAAGTTTTGGTTTGAAAAAGTTGATATGACCAGTTCCGAGGCAAAATTGATCAGGAACGGAACCTTTGATGACATATCCATCTTTCCGTATGGAACCAGTAATCATGGTTATTTCGACGGATTCAGCAATTAAATGCTGATCTGAAAGAACACTTGGAGGAACAGATACGTTGACGCGGGACATTAAATAAAATAGGATGAGGTGAAAAATAAGAACGGTCAGCGTAACCAACCGTTCTTTTATTTTAATTGTAAGTTTCATAATTTACTGCAAACATACGGAATTATTCTGACTTAACCTAATCCGTTAACAAGTCATTAACTATCTAACCGCTTGATTGCGTCAACTAAGGCAGAATCGTAACTTTTAAATTCCACGTCTACGGGCGTTCGATACAAAACATAAAATGGAGACATAATATCTTCGGCATAAATTTCATACCACCAACTTTCCCAGTTATCAATTGGTTGGATGTTTATGAAAAAACGGTGGCCTTGTAAATTTGTAATAATCATAAGTTTAAGTTTTTACCGATGGTCGCCAGAACCTTGAAGTTGGTTTCTTAGTTGTCGTGAAAGTAATTTAGCAAGGTTTTCTTCGGCAACTTCCTGCAATGTAAACCCACATTCATCTGCTAATGCCGATAAATACCAAAGTACATCTCCACATTCCTTTTTAATATCTTGTTTTCGCTGATCGGTCAAAATTCCTTCATCGTCTCGATAAACTTTTTTGATGTTGTTTTGAATTTCGCCTACTTCTCCCAATCCGAGTGCTGGATAATAAAGGTTCGAACCTTTGTTTGGATAAATTGCTGTTGTTCGTGCTACTGATTGATATTCATCAAATGTCATATTTATTTGTTGTTTGTAAAAGTAAGTAGTTGAAGGTTCAATCCACAACTACGTTAACGTTTTATTTTAAAATTGATAATGGTATCCAAAGAACACTTGATTTAATTCAGTGTTCATTTCAGCTTCGATCACCCAACCTTTATACCCACCACCAAATTTGAAATTTCCTTTGTTTGAAATTCCAGAAGTGATAATCCATTTTGGTTTAGATGATTTTGGACAAGGACGTGGGAAAATAGTCATTCTAGGATCAAAGTGAATTAACTCACCTAACGTTTGAATTTCATATTCAAATCTAAAATCATTGTTAATGATCGTATCTGAATAAACATTCGTTTCTACTAAACCTGTTACGGTGTCAGTACAATATTCAGTGATTAACCTTTCGTTGACTATGTTTTTAAGTAAGGTATCGGTTTTAGATATGTAAACTACTTTCCGATATGGAACCTTTACTTCGATGCGTTGTACGATAGTGTCAGTTCGCACAGAAATGACTTCTGTTGGACTTTCTTTGAGCGAGTAAGCACAATGTCCGACCCAACCAATAAGTAAGCCCACAAGCAAAAATAATGCGTTTCTTACCATAAGTCTTCAAATTCCTTTTCCATTAAAAATCTGCGATTTCTTGAACGCCAAGTGGAAGGTCTGAGTTTTCTTCCTTCTTGTCCCCAAAGACCGAACATTTGTCCTTTTGCGTATTCTTGCAAGGATTTCAACTTCAATTTAGTATCAATGTCCATTTTTGGTTCAGTTAAAGACCAAGCCAAGCCTTCGGTAATTAAAAGTTCAGTTAGATCAATTTTTTGTAAGTCTTGTCCTAATTCTTCTTTTAAGAGACTAACCTTACATATCATTCTATTGAACTGATCCCGAAAAAGTGTTTGAACTTCTACTTTCTGACCTTTGATCAGTTTTCTAAGTTCATTTCCAGATTCTTTGCCATAAGGCTGATTTGCTCCGACATGGTTTGAAATTACTTCTGGTGCGTCGCATCCATAAAGGCGAACCCAACTTACTTCACCGTCATCAAATTGAATTTTGATTGAATCTCCGTCATGAACGGCTTTAACGATTCCTAATTTGGTTTCGTCCGGGATAATTTTGTATTTCATTATATTTCTCCTATTGTTTCGTATAAAAATTGAACATTATTTTGCTTTATTCGGAAAGACGTTCCATGATTGTGTTTTGTTCGAGCATTAAAATCAATATAAATATGTCCAGATTTTATCATATCTATAAATTTATTAAATTTAAAATTTTCCAAAAATACAGTATTAACATATTTGAATTTATTATCCTTCTCGATTGCCAAAACATTTATTTGATTTTTAAGTTTAGATTTCAATTTTAATTCTAATTCAGATAACAACCAATATGGTTCAGTAAATGAAATATTTTTATTTTCAATTTCAACAGATATTTTATCCTTATCCAATCGAACCTTGAATCCTTTTTCTGAATATCCTTTGGTTGTAATTGTCTGTCTAAATGATTTTTCTATACCATTTGTATGTACCCATCCAAAATTTTCAAGTAAATACGGAACTACTTTTAACGATCGCGGTTCGGGTTCAATATGACATAACGTTAACAACGAAGCTGGTTGGCATTTGATTCTTTGAGTTTTAATTTCATATTCTCCAATATCAGGCAAACTAAAATTATTTTCTTCTATACCCATCAAATCTTCAAAAATATTTCCCACGTTTCCATTTGACATATTTCTATAATTTTCGACCCAACCGTTATTCTGTATCGTTTTAATCTGGTTTATTATAAGTTCTTTGGTCATGTATTAAAATAAATTTTTACTTTTATAAAAGTGAGGCTTAATCCTTTCCATTGCAAATTTTTGATATTCTGGATTTAATTCAATTCCATAAAAATCACGTTGTTCTTTCAACGCAACTATTGCAACAGTACCAGAACCCATGAATGGATCAAGAATTAAAGATGGTGAAATTTCATCTGATTCGCAATTACAAGTTTTTTGCCAACCTATATGAACAGTATTATTATATCCACCATCACCTTTACCATTAATATCAGCATATTTACCGTTATAATTATTTGGTCTATAATTTGGATTATCTGTGGCAAGTTCATTTCTATTAATTTTATTACTTTCCAAAATCCGTTCATATGGCTTACCACAATCATTACAACATCCTTTTTCACTTGAACCTGCCTTTATACAGTAATATGGTATCTTTTCGGGAAAGCCTGCAATATGTTGACCGTTTAAACCCGGTTGCAGATTTATTCGCCAAACTGATCGCATATTTGCCATGCCACTATCGTTTGGTTTATAAATGGCAACTTCGTGCCTGCTAATATTTGAAAGTTTTTTACTCGACATTTTATGTGGTAGCGAAACACCATTACAAGGTTCCTTAATTGCATAAGAATCAAAATAATACTTATCTTTTTTCGTCAAAAGAAAAATATACTCAAAACTTTGGTTCAATCGGTCATTTACCGATTCTGGCATACAACTGCCTTCACGGATTTCACCACTTGTTGCTTTTGCCCAAATAATTGTTTGCCGATGATACCACCCTGCATCTGAAAGGGCAATTACAAGCCGATGGGGAACATTCATTAATTCCTTTCGTTTAATTCCAGCAGGTATTTTTCCTCCTTTAATATTTCCAACTACCGAACCATTTGTCCCTTGTTTTGCTGCCAAGGCCGAACTATGAGAACTTCCATCAGAATTCCTACCTTTACCTGAACCTGCATACGAATCTCCAATATTCAACCAAAAGGTTCCACTATCCTTTAAAACCCTACGAACTTCTTCAAAAACTTCGACCAATTTAGAAATGTATTCTGGAAGAGTTTCTTCTTTACCTATTTCATGTTCAGAATCTTCCATATATGATCTAAGATTAAAATATGGAGGACTTGTCACACAACAATCAACTGAATTATTCGAAAGTTTTTTAAGTTCGTCCAAACAATCACCAATTACAATTTTGTTTTTTTCGTTCATTTATTAAAATAATTGGTTAATACGACTTTAAAATACAGAATCATCAATCCGAAAGAAAACAAAGCAAAACTTTGCCAATATGTTATTTCAGGCCATTGGAAATATGGAAGCCATTGATTTGCTATCCACCTGAATATAAACGATGAAATTGATAATACAGAAAGAATGGTTAAAAGACTTACGATAAAATCAGCGATTGTCTTAGTCATATTTAAAACTTTTTAAGTTATCTTGGATAAGGTTTTGTAAAATTAAATAGATTGTTTTGGCGATATAACCTTTGTCTGTATTTTGGGCCGAAAAAATTCCATCAAAATAAGGAGTCAAAGGTTCGACAACAGACGGAATATTATCTTTGACGTTTATCACTAATTTTCCTTGAATTAACCTTTTAACCCATTCGTCAAATGGAATACCCAAAGCATCCCCATTTTCAAAAATTTCCACTTCAAATCTAATGGTTTGGTTGGTAATTTTACCGTCCAATACCATGAATGAAACATCGGTGGTATAAGTGGTTGTAAGTGAATCAGTTGTAATTGTTTTCATAGTTATTTAATTGGGCATGATCCATTATCACAATCTTGAACGTCGAAGTCATCTTCTTGAACTGTGATTTTATGGATAGGTTTAACGTTTTTAATCAATTCGTCATATCTTTCCTTTGAAATAGTTTCATACGGAGCTTGTTCAAACCCATGACCATAGTACAATAAAAACGAAACTGTTTTCAACGAATTATTGAAATTTTCGATAAGCCACTCTTGTATAGCAGGTAGTTCTTCTTTTGAATAATAGACGGTACATGATACTGAATTGTCACTCCAATTTGATTGCATCCATTTAATTAAATTCAAATGTTCAATTGCTCCAAGCGAATCGCCAACAGGTGTTCCTTCGGGAACTTTACACGGAAATTCCACTACTACCGTTGTAAAATCGGGTTTACCGTCAAATCCACGCACAAACTCAACAAAATAACCATTATCTTTACAAACTTGCACTAAGTTTGAATTGGCTGCCATGCGAATTCTTCGGATATAATATGGACCAGCAGGTGACGGGTGAATTCCCGGAGTTACTCCCGGCAACAAAGAAAGGGTTCCAGATGGCTTCGTGGTGGTCAATTTAATCGAAACTGGCCAATTATGTTGCGCAGAATATTCTACATCATATTTCCTTAAAAAATCATAACAATTAGCCAACCAAGATTTTTGTTCTTCGGTTGATTGTAATAATCCAGTCACACCAATTCCCATTCGCATATTTTTATGAACAATATCTTCTGTCTCTGAAATTGAACATGGTAATGACAATGAATGTTTATTTATCCGATATAAGAATTCTGATACTTCAAACAGTTCAGATTCATTTTCAATGTTAGGCAAAAATATTTCTGCCAAGCAACAAGTTTCAAAATTTTCAAGACTCTGTTCAGCACAATTATGGGCAATAAATCCATCACCAACCACTCCCCAATGTGTATCGTCATTCAATGAAAAGTCAAATACTTCTACCATTTCATCGCTTTTAACGGATACTACCATCGGAGATTTTTTTAACATTAAATCTGCAAGTGCCTCTTTTTTATAATCATGCACAAATGATATTAATTGCGCAAATTGTTTAATAGATTCAAATTTACAAATATTTAAATCATAACTTTGACGACACATATAAGTACCATTTGAAAATTTATTTGCTTTTGCTTTATTGGTAGTTATATAGTTATCAATTCCGTAAAATTGAAGTATTTCGGATAGTTTCGTAATAAGTTCTAAACTAACTGCTTTATACGATACACGATGATTTGTTACAACAGAACCATTTGCAGAAAACATCCCACGTAAAAAAGATAACTTTTGATTATCTGACCATGAATCGAAGGTTGCAGGAAATGCTCTATCAATTAATGTTCTCGGATCAAATTTCAATTCGGATAATATTTCGTTGAATCCATTGATATAATACGTTCTTTTATTTGACTCAATAGATATTCCGAACAATTCAGCAACATCATTATCATTTTTACCAATATTAATTTCTAAACCTTTATGATCTGGACTTGATAATCTACCGAGTCCACCATCTCCTTGCAGAAACCCATATTTAACATATTCATTGGTTTCATTATTAAAAACCATAAACGGCATTATCCGCTTACCTTTCAAATTGGCGGCTGTTTCTTCGGAACCATCAGTCAACATAAAACGATGATCGGGAGTACAAAAAATTGGTTGGCCGTTTGTAAACGATACTTTAACTGTTTGTTTATTGCCATTTGACCAAATTTTCCCGTCAACAGTTACACCTTCATAGTTGACTAATTTCAATTTTCCGACATTTTCACCAATTTTCACATATCCATCAGGGGTTAATATATCAGTGCTTCCAACAAAACAAGGATTATAGCCTACAATATTAGAATCCTTATATTGAGTTTCACCCAATCGTCCGCAATTGCGACTCAATTCTAAATTAATTAGTCCATAAGGTTCTCCCTGTTCATATGTTTGCCAAAATTCAGTAGGAAGGTCTTTTAAATTAATAGGAGGAACAATACTGTTATTTGAATTTGACCGCCAATTAGGAACTGACCCTAAATCCCAACGTTTTGCTTTTAAAAATTCCAAATCATCCCAATCACCGATTGCCAATTGGGCGGACCGTCTGACGTTTCCGGCAACAATGATACTTGCGATGATATTCATAATATCTAAGCAATCAATTGGTCTAAGTTTTTTACCAGCGCGATCATTCAGTAAATTATTTATTTGGTCTATACCTTTTTCCAAAATACTAGGACCAGATGCAGTTCCGCCGAAACTTTTTATAAGTTCACCTTCGGAACGAACCATTTGACACGAATAGGTAAACCCTTTACCAGTGTAAAAATGTGCTTTTAATACCTTGCCCAATAATTTAACCCAACCTTCCCTAGTATCAGGAACAATAAAATCTACATTTTTATCATCAACTCTATTGATTGTAAGTTTTTCTTTACGCAATGAAGGAATCTGATACACGTATTCTTTTTGAATATTATAACCTACGCCACAACCCAACATTAACATTTCCATTGCCCAAGTAAATGGACGAATTGGTTCGTTGACAACACATACGGCGCAATTTTGAAGGCTTGGAAGTCCAAGATTATCAACCGTTTTAGTACCTAATTGCCATAAAAATCTTCCAGCGACTGAACCTTTGAGTTTGAGTAATATCTCTGCTAATTTGTACTCTTCTTCGTTTGTAAAATTAACCTTTAACTGCTTTTGACAGGCTTTCACAACCCGCAATACGGTATCAATGTATTCTTCGGTCGGACTATCTACTTTATCTTCTTTAATTCTTCTTGCATACGTTCGCTTATAGGTAATATAACCAATTTCTCCCCAAGGAATTTCAATTTTTCTTAGTTGTTCAATTTGCTGGTCAGTCAATGCCATCTATTCTCCTGTTTTTATTGTTTCTAAAATTTTTGTTTCTAATTGTTTCAGTTCGATAGGGTCTAACCTTTCTACGGAATGACTTTCGATAAATGAATCCCTACCGTCAGTTATTGGAATAATTATATATGTCCAACCATGATTTTTGTATTTTTCCATTGATTTTTGGGCAAAATCAAAGGCTTCTTGAACATCATCAATTCCGTCAATATTCAGGTAAAGTGCTAAAATAGGAGTTACCTTTTTATTTCTTTCAATAGGTGTTGATGGTTGTAAATTAGCTTTTGGTTCGATTTTAATTTCTTTTAAAGGTTCGAACTTTTTTTCAAAATCAGTCATTGTATAAGCAGGTATTCTATGTTTTTTTGATCCTATTGCGTCCATTTTGTTTCTAAAATTTTCGGTTAACCATTGTTCATTTTTAATAAATTCTTCTTTATCTTTATCCCATTCGCCAGTTAATTCAGGATATATTTCCCAAAACATTCCTGAATTCAGTAGATTAAAATAATCCTTTTCGCTTTTGTCGTTCATATTCGGCTGCTGCTGTTTTTTGTGTGAATTCTTGATCTGTCAACGTATCATCCTTAACTTTCTTTCCTTCGGATGAATCAGGAGGGTAAACTTCAATGATGGGACTATAAGTATCAAAGCGCATCGGAAATGTTAATCCATCCGGACCTAACCTTGACTTAGATAAATGTAATCTTGCTGTTTTATTAACCTTATCCTTTGCTTTACGGGAAAGCGTCATAACAACGTCCGCGATAAAGATTTTGGCGAATGAATTTGAAATACCATCGTTTCCAATTACATCGACCGAAACTTGTGATCTATTTGTCTGGTCAACTACCCAAGTAGCCATATTAAACCGTCCAGCAAGCCCACGAATATCAGTATAAAGTTGACCAAGGACTTTATCATCACGTTCACCCGTATAATTGATTTTCAAAAGTTCAGGATAGTCAATAATCAACAAATCTGGCTTGACTCCGGATAAAATAAATTTTTCAATGTGCGCTTCTAATCCAGTTAAACTAAGAGATGCGGGTGGAAATTCTTTAATAAAAAGTTTACCTTTTAACTTAGATACCGTATTTTGTATGGTTTCTTGATGATATTTCAAATCATCTAAGGGAATATTACAAATCAAACTGTCATACCTCTTAGCAGTATAAACATCGGCAAGTTCAAGAGTATAATGAAGTACGGTTTTTCCCGCTTTTAAAGCGTTTGAACCGATTTTACACAACCAAAAACTTTTTCCGATACCCGAAGGTGCTATGCAGATACCTAAACATCCTTTTGGTAAACCACCATTAGTCACGTCGTCCAATACTTCAAACCCTGTTTTAACCCTTTCCGGTTCTGCTTGATCGGTATAACGGTAAATTACGTCTTCGATAAAGTTGTGGCCGAAATCATGAACTTGGTGGCCTTGTTGGATTGCTTTTGTAATCTTAGAAACGATTGCGTCATAATCGCCTTTACTGAAATCTTCTAAGGAACTTTCAAAAGCGATTTTTACTGCTTGGTTTTGACCGAATTTGATAGCAGTTTTTTTGATGTATTCAAGATCGTTACTTTCAATTTCTGCCAGACTTTCTTTAAGCGAATGAATTACTTCTGATCGTAAGGTTTGATGTTCTGGAATATTTGAAATTTGAATCTTGAATACATCAGTAGTCGGTGCAATTTTATATTCTCGGAAGTAGTCGAAGGTTTTTTCAACCAACCATTTCAATGAAGGGGATTCAAAATACTTAGGTTCCAATAAATCAATACTTTGGACTAAAAATTCCCGATCTGTTAATAATGAAGTTAGAACCTTGACTTGAAATCCATATCCGTATTGATTTAATGTTTCTTGCATATTAGATCGTTATCCAAACATTTAAATTTGAAAAAGTGAAAAGTAACCATTCATCCAATTTTTTGAAGGTACTTAACAACCCATCTTCCATCATTAATTTCCTAATTCTATATGTATTGGTTCTGACAGACTTTGGATTATCAAGCATATTCAGGATGGTCAACTTTGAATTACCAGATATATCAGTTTCTTGTAACTGCATTAATTGGTAATTTCTTAAAAGTATATCTTTATTTTCAACTATTTTTTTAAAGATTTGTTTTGGTTTTTTTTCTGAAACTAACCTTTGGTTGCTTTCTTCCAATAACATTTCAATTGAAGTCGGGTTAGGAAAATGCTTTAATAAGGTCTTAATTCCTATCCCATCCACTCCATTGATATTGTCGCTTGTATCACCCGAAACCGTCCGATATGTCAAATATTCAGTCGGAGTAAGTTTCATTTCATCATATAGGCTTTTTGGAGTATAAAGTTTCTTTTTAACCGGAGAATAAACTTCTATGTTTTCATCTACCAGTTGCAAAAAATCGCGATCCGTACTTACAATCCGAACCTTTGAACCTTTTGGTTTGAAATATTGCATGGTGCAATAAGCGATAGTGTCATCAGCTTCGATGTTATCCAAACAAATGACTTCTACGGGGAAATGTTCCAAATATTCATGAATTCGACATAACTGTTGCCTCATTGCAAGTTTTTCTTCGTCAACTGACTGAAACAAATCCATTCGCATCCCGTTTCCACCAGTACGGTTTCCCTTATAATCGGGGAATAGTTTTTTTCGTCTGGATGAACCTCCGGAACCATCAAAAACTAAGATGCAACGGGTAGGTTTGAAATCACGAATATTCGAACCTATTGACCTTAAAAAGCCAACTATTCCGCCTGAAAATTCACCAGATTCGGAAAAATGTTGCGTACTTGTAAAAATACGAATGTAAGAATTTGTTGCGTCGCAAATTAATATTCGGTCGTTTTTCAATTTAGTTCAGTTATATTTGGCTCTTGGTTAAATTCAAGCATAATAATTTTACATTCGAGTCTAGTCATTCGGGTCGTTTGTTTCTTCAAACTTTTCACATGGCTCACAGAAGACCATTTTTTTGCCTTGTTAATGTCATTTGACCAAGAACCACTATAATATTTATTTGAAGTCAAATAACCGTATATTGGGTGCTTTAAGATGTAAAGTTTCATTTTATTCGTCGTTTGATATTTCTAATTCAATGTCGTCAATTCCAAGTTCATCTTCATCATTTCCAGTTTCATATTTCATCACGTATTCATCACATATTTGCTTATAAATCCTTTCTTTTAATTCAGGATTATCATTCATCAATGCTTTAAAATCTTTACTTTGAAATTTCTTAGTAATTTCTTCTCCTGTTTCTTCATCTACAAATTTATAACTGTAACTTGAACCGGATTGACCAATTGCGCCAAGTTCTTTAAGGCAAGTTAACCAAGAACCATAATTATCAATTCCGCTATCATACCTAACATCAAATGTTACCTTACGTCTTGGTGGCCCCACGCGGTTTTTAACGATTTGAACTTGTACCCGTTCACCGATAGCAGTATCAATACCGTTAATTTTGCCTTTGATTTGCCCCATTTTCTTGAATCGTAATCTAACCGAAGCGGTAAATGGAATTGCTGTACCGCCAGTGGTCTGCCACGGATCGGCAGCGGGGCCAAAAGCATTCATATTAGCTCGAAGTTGATTTACTAACACCAAAAGAATATTTTTTCCGTTCAAAAGACTTGGCAAAATCCTCATCGCATTGGAATTGATTTTTGATTTTTCCGTTGCATACCCTTTTTGTTCAACATCTTCTTCAAGTTCTTTCTTAGTCGTTGCGCCCATCACTGAATCGATAACAATAACAAGAGGTTTATTTGATTTGGACTCAGTATGCTTTACAATAATATTTTGGACAGTCGCGTAAATTTCTTCTAATGCGCGGATTTTATCGATATAAATCAACTTATCCAAATCCAATCCGATCGATTCATAAAAATCCAACATACCTACGGCTCCTTCGGTATCAAATAAAACGGCCAAGCCGCCTTTTTTCTGACATTCTGCCATTGTATGAGCAGCCATTAACGATTTTCCTGAATTATGATGCAATATCCCATTACCAAAGTAACAATGTTCGGGATGAACAACGGTAATATCTACAATTTTATGGATTCCTATATTTTCAATCGAAACAATTGAATAATATTTTCCATTTTCACATAAAAGTTTATGCAAATCTTTTCGCAGGTCTTTAACCATAATCCACCCGGAATCGCTAAAAAATTTATGTTCCGAACTAACTTTTACATTTAACCCATTTTCAAGTGTAACAAGATAGGTTTGTAAATTCCCTTTATGAATATAATCAGTTATTTGCGTAAATTCATTGCCAAGTGTTTTTACATAAACCTTTTTACCAGATTTGATTAAGTCTTCGACTTCACCGATTTTAATTTTTTGTGACATTTATCAAAATAGTTTTTTAAACGAGTTAACTGTTTTTCAGTGATTATTATTTTTTCTTCCGCTATCAGTTTTTCTACATATTCATATTCAATATGTTCGATTGGATAGGTAAATTCCGTAATATATTCACACTTCAAATTGTAAGAAGCACAATATTCAACAAGGGCAGAATGTTTGGAAATGTTTAATGGCCAATTTATTTTAACTGTTGGTTTTATTTCAAATATTTTTTCATTTATAACAATATCAGGATGATAATTACTTATTTTACCATTATGTTTGTATTTAATACAATGGTTTGATAATGAAAATGTAATATTATTATCAATCAAATATATATAAATCAGCATTTCCAACGAACTACGAAAAAATATTTTTTGACCGAACCCATATATATGACCACTTATTCCGCTACCTGCTCCTTTTGGTGGCTCTTTTCCAAACCAATAATTTTGCTCACCATAAACTGCTTTTGGTGCTATTGTTAATTTTCCATATAATGAAATTAAAACATTCCATGTATTATTTCCAGTGTGACCTCTACCAAATTGTTTTAATATTGCCCTACGAGTTTCACCATCATATTTTCTATTTTCGACACTTTTTTTGTAAAATTCATGTATTTCTGGAAGTATTTCCTTTGCTGGTTTTCCTTTGGTCTTTTCTGCGCCCAACTTAGAAATTTTATTGGCGTTGACAACAAATGTTTCGTAACTATTTTTTTGTCGTAATTCAGTTAACCCAAGACGTTCGATTACTAAATTTAAAAGTTTAATAGAAATTTTTTCTGGAAGAGCAAGGCGAAGCTGTTTAAAATGGTATCCATCTTGCAAATATTTAGTAATTTCAGTTTCATACTTAGATATAACTTCATCAATTTGAACGTTTCTTTTAGATTTATATGTTTGAGTCGTGCTAACCGATTTTAAAATACGATTATTTAATCGTAATGTATCAAGTGTATCAGTTCGGTTGGCAAGCAAATCAACAGTTTTGTTACCAATATCAAATTCAATTTCAAATTGTTTAGTAGTATAACCATTATTAACTAATCTAATAAATTCTACAAAATTTTTCCCGAAAATTTCTTCATATTTTTTATTTGCAGCAATGGTAGAACTTTGAATATACCTATCATACGATCTTTGCAATAAAACATCAACATAATCAAATTTTTTAAATCTTCTAAGCGTCCTAAGTATCCGCTTGTTTTGCAGATTTAATTTTTCTGAAATTTCAGCAGTAGATAATCCAGCATCTATCAATTCCACAATTGATTCTAAAATAGTATTCATAAAATGTCCTCCCATTATATTTTATTATAAGTATCACGGGAGAACATTTTTTCTAGTCAATAATAACTTCTATTTCAGTATCTTCGGTTACACATCCTTCTAACCCCGCATATTCCACAATTTTGGAACTTGGTTGGCCCCCATTAGGTCTATTTGAAATTGCTAGGTCCAAAATATCGCTGCCCGTAGAAATCCAATCAACAACCATGTTTGCATTTTTCAGGTATTGGCCTGCATCTGGAAATTCTTTAAAACTTTTATTGATAATTGCAAGTACGTCTGTTGCAAGAGTATCAACCTGTTCCGATTTAGTAGGACGGTTTTCTATTTTTTCTTTTGTTTTCTTTGCCATATTGGTTTCATTTAAGGGTTAAAAAAGGAAGGGAAATACTTAAATCTCCCTTCCAATTCATACATAAGTTAACAGAATAAATTACCCTTTCAACTTATTATCCAATTCAGCAAAAATGTCGTTCAACTCCTTCATATCAGGTTCAACTCTTGGGGACGGAACCTTGAAGTCAGTCATATCAAATCCTTCGTTTGTAGCATCGTGGTTTGCACGTGCAGAAGTAGTGTTAGATTGAACAGGGTTTTGCGGTTCTACATTACAATATTTATCCAATGCAGCGGAAAGTTCTTTTTCCGTAGGGCAAATAAATGAATCCACGACGTTACCGATATTTTCAATTTTAGCTTTAATTTCAGCATCATTAGTGGCTACGGTTACGTTTGGTTTCGGCATTACACTTGTTTTTGCTCTTGCCTTCCCTTCTGCTGGTGTATATTTGATTGTTAAATCGCGCCCAGTAGTCAAATCATGTATCATGCCATAATCTTCGTTGGTCATCAATTCTCCAAGTTCACGGAATACTTCTACCCCAAAATTCCACCACTTCGGACCATCTTGTTCAGCATTACGATCCAATACCAACGCATAATATCTTGTTCCCGGCATTAGGGCTTTTTTAATGTCGTTCTTCTGAAAATACAATTCTTTGTTTTCAATAAACGTACCATCAAACAACTCGTTACAATAGTTCACTACTGGATCATTTTTACCAAAATAAGTAGGAGACAGCCATGTTTTTCCGAATTGTTTTGGCCAATAAATTGGTAGTTCCAAAAACGGATAATCAGGGTCTTCGCTGTATTTATTTGGCAGGATACGGATTAAATCGGGCAGCACATTTCCTTTATCGTCTACCCGTTGTCCCGGTTTCCAATAAAGAGTTTGGGCGCTTGCGCCGGAAGCAGGTTTTTGACTTTGTTTGTTTAAGTCTGCAAGTTTTGCCTTGATCAACGCAAGGCCGGAAAGTTTTTCACTCATAAGTTTTCCAAGTGGTTAAAAAGTTAAAAAAGTAGTAAGAAGATTACCATCCAGTAATCCAAAATCGTTATTCACAAATATAAGTAAATTTCGGGAGAAATGCAAGTTCATTAACAGTTCATTAAGCATTTAATCGTTTAGGTTTATTTTCATAATGATTAACAATTTCGTCTAAAAATGCTATACAAATCACATTGTTAGTTTTAACTTTTGGATACCATGCCACAAGTTTATAACTGTTGACCTTTGAAATAAGTTCATTATCAAGTTTACATTCGTGAGCTGTTATAGGTACACATATGTTATTAATATTACTACTATTAATTCCAACTATATTTTGATCATAAACATCAAATAATTCGGCGGGTAAAGTCATTTTTATAAAATTATTACAATGAAATCCTAGTTCTTGTAATTGTCCAATGGTTTGAGTAATCATAAGTTTATCTGTTTAAGTTCGTTATAATTAAATCCTGCTTTCAGGTGAAATGGAATTTCTTTGAAGGTTTCCAAGATAGATTTAATGATAGCAGGAGTATCCTTTGGGCTATAATCAAATAAGAAACTATCATAAGTATAAAGGATTAATTTGGTATTTTTACCGTCTAACCTTTGCATCAAATCATTGATTAATCCGGCATTGAATTCGGTTTCAAGGTTTTGAAGCATATAATTGAATAACTTCGTTTGGCTTAACCCTTGAATTGTTATTGGCCTTCCAAACAAGAAAGTTTTAAGGTTCCCTTGCTTATAAGTTTCGTAAACGGATTGTTGAATGCTAATGATAGATTTGAAAGGTTCAATTTCTCGTAAATGTTCATCTACTCCACCATAAATCTGTTTGAAGGTGTATGATTTAGGGTCAAGGTTCGGTTCATAAAACTGACTTAATTCTTTATAAGGATCAGAAGGAAAAGGTTTACCTATAATCAAATAAATCAAATACAAGTGAAATCCTGTTAAATCCACTTCAAATAAGAATCCGGCGTCGTTCCTTGAAATGAACCTTTTCCTGCTTCCATCTTCCTTATTCAACGCCGCATAATTGATGTTGTTGAAGTGATTGGATGGCCTACCAGTTAAGGTGAAAGGATGGTATTCGGTGTGTTCAAACATCAAATAATATTATTTCAGTTTTGATTACGGTAACCAACAATACAAAATACGTACTACTAATTACCTGATTTTTAAAGTCTTATGTTGGATAGGTTCGTAAATCCAAGAGTTACCTGCAAGTGCTACGATAGTGCTACTATTGAACTTCGTCAATTTTAAAATTACCTTCAAGCCATAACTGATAATATTCAGGATCAATTAGAGTTTTCATATTTCGATATTTAAATGATTTGCTATTGTTCGAACCTTTGCTTCCGTTTCAGGGTGAAAAGTGAATGTGTTGAAGTTGTCTGGTAGCCAAGTTTCAAGTTCATTTCCATAGGTTCTTCCTGCACCAATCCAATCAGCAAACATTTCCATGATATAAATGTCAGGCATGGGAAGCGGACTGATTTCACCTTTCCTGTTCGGATTCAACCAAAATTCAGGATGGTGTTCATTTTTGCTTTTATGGTGACACCATGCTATTTGAAAAGGAACCGAACCTTTATTTGGTTTAGAAAAATCGTGCGAAGCGTATGGAAGTGCTTCGATAGCAGAAAACTTAGAAAGGTCATGCAACCAAAGGTTATCGAAGTATTGATCACGGTCAAATTTGAAATCTTTAAACCAATCCATCCTTGATAATTCAAGTCCTGCCTGATAAACAGCAATTTTATGAGGAACGAGCTTTTCTATGAAATAACCTGCGACTGAATGATAAACGAAATCGTCCCAATAATTGTAATGTTCGATTTCATAGCGATTATAAGCCAATTCGGTAAATTCGGTTAAATCGCCGCCAACGGCTTCTGTAAATAGCCTGAACACATTATTCTGAATGGCTTGTTTATTATCAATTCGTTTTCGGTATAGCATTTTCATTTAATTTTTAGATTCATTTTTGTCAATAACAGGAAGACCATCAATTTTTCCAGTTTCCGGTTCACGGATCGTAACGGCAATCATATTACCGTCTTTAAATTTATAATAAGAAGTCGTAGGAACTTTCTCCTTGACCTTTACTGATTTAGTCGTTGGAATTTCTAAATCAATATAAGTACCATCAGATGAAACAACTCCTTGTGCATCTGATATTCCTTCTTTCATCATTTCATTTAAGAGTTTTCTTATTTTCATGTAGTATAAATCCCATTTTTTTCTATCTTACTTAGGTTTGTTAAAAATAAATCATAATCCTTTAAGGTCTGAGTTGCTTCATAATCCTTCACCTTCAAAACAAACTTATCTTTCAATTCCCTACACCATTCTAACCATTTCATGATAGGGACACAATCATTAATATTATCGTAACCTTTGAACTGATTCCAGTAACTTCGTATCACAAACGGAACTTCATGTTCTAACCTTTCGTTGGATTGTAACCAAAATGCCATTTGAGCATCGTAATTGGACGCAGAATCGCTTAAATATTTCTTTTGGTATATGTAGTTGTCCTGACCAAGAAAGTCGCTTAGAAACGAAATTTGAAGGTTTTCCGAATCGTTATGATTAATGCTTACGATCGCTTCCGTATAAAGGTTCAGGTTATAAAAATAAACAAACGATACTTGATTCAAAGCCCAATGTTGAAATGGATTTGAAAGGACTGGTATGATAAAATTGTTTGAGTTTGGCCATCGGAGAAGTTCTTGATTTGTTTCGATAAACTTCATGTTCGATTGATTGTCCCAACAACGGACATTTTACATTGTTTCTTATTTTTCACAAGTATAAGTAAAATAATCGAAAAGGTCAAATCAATTAACCAAAGGTTAACATTTAGAACGGAGTTACTTGTTTAAAGATTACTTTCGTCAATGCCTTAGT